TGATGTTCTAGAATCAAATGATGCTGCTAATCATACCAAATTATATCTAGGATCAGATACTGCTACTAATCCAGAAGATCGTCCAGCATCTACAATTGGAGGATATAGAATAGGTGCTAAAGCAGATGAAAAAGTCTATGTTAGATTAGATCCACAAACTGCTGGAGGTAATACTGAATTTTCTTCAACACTATCTCCAAGTGGATTTAAAAGATATTCTGCTTCGTTAAGTATTTTAAATCCACCAACGATTGGTAACTACCTTGATAATTATGCGCAAGATGCTGCTAATTCAATTAATACTAATAAAGAATTTATTCAAAATGAAGCGTATGCTTACATTATTAACAAATATCCAACTCTAGATCCAAATGATCCTTCTTTTAAAGGAGGAATTGACATAACCAAGTGTAAGAGAGATATTGGATATATTGTTGATGCTGTTGTAACTGATCTTCGTTTAACACTTGATACAACTTCTATCCCAGCATCATATACTGATACTTCTAATATTAATGTAATACAAGCAGCAGAAGCATATTATGTTGGCGGTCAGTTAGATTACATTGAGAATGAATTAACAGAAACCCTTGAAGCATGGGATTATGTTAAGAATCTCTGTATAGCAGCAATGCGTAATTGGGATTATCTAAGAGGTCCTGTTAATGGTAATCCAGGATGTGTAATTACACAAGGATCATCGCTTATTGATGTTGGAGATACAACTGGTCTTCTCGTTGGAATGACTGTACAAGAGTACACTCAGAATGATTTTGTAAATGGTAAGCTTAATCTTGGTGCAGTTCCAATATTAACAAATATTCCAGATGGTGCATTTATTAGTGAAATTGTAAGTTCAACACAAATCAGAATTGCCAATAATAATGGTGAACTAAACGCATCTGGATCAAATGGAAATGCATTCTTGCATTTTGATTTAACTGCTGGATATTATGATGGAACGGTATTGCCAATATCCGATGATAGTATCACTCAGGATACTGCATATCCAGAATGTGGAAATATTTCACTACTTATTCAAAGTTACTTTGATGATATTGATACAATTCTTGGCGGTGGAACTGTAGTAAGAAGAGAGTCTCAAATTAATACTACAGATCTTGCGAGAAGAGCAACTGTATTTACAATCAATACTGGTGGTGGTCAATCAGATCCACATAACTTTGAAACTGGTACACCTGTAAGACTTGTTCCAAGAGCAAAAGAAGGAACAAATCCAGACAAGAGATTGATTAGACTTCCTCTTGGATTTGAAACAAATACTAAGTATTATGTAATTGCTCCTGGTAGAAGGACAAATCCAGAAGATTATTCTGATACAAATGATTTTAATGGTGGCGATTCTACTAAGTTAATGCTCGCTACCAGTCCAGAAAATGCTGCAGCGGGTAATTATATTTTCTCTCCTGAGACAGAAACTATTGATACTGATGTTGAAATTGATATCTATCAATATGTTCTTGATTCTCAATATGATTTACACAAATATGTTTGTAATGTTTCTGCGTCTGGAAATTTAGAAACTGATGTTTCTCACATATTTGATTTGCCTGTAAATGGTGGTATACCACAGAAAGTATTTTTCCGAGCAGCATCTGATATTAATGGATCTTCTCTACCTACTATTTCTGGTGGAGATGTAATTGATGATCAAAAATTTTACTATGCTAGATATGTAAAAATTGATGATGGAACAACTGGAAATGTACCACAGAAACAATTTACAATTCACCCAACATTTACTGATGCAATTAATAACACGGCATCAGTAACTTTCCAACCAAATAGTGGTTCTAACTTCTATGTTTTCTGTGACAAAAGAGAATCTCCACTAAGATTTGATCCCGAAAAGGGAGATACTGGTATCTGGTATCTAAATGTAAAAGATGAGTCAAGTGGACTTAATGCTAAAACAACATCTATTCTTTATAGAATGCATTTATCTGATTATGATGATGCTTCTGGTAAGATTAGAACTACTGATAGTTGGTTTGAGCGTATTTCGGATAATAGATCTAAAGAAGATAGAGTATACAGATTCAGATACGTCATACCAAATTATCTAGAATCAGTTCGTGATCCTCTTAACGGATTCGTAATGAAGATTAGAACTGATGATAAGAGAAGATTAGTTCCGCAAAGATTACTGTTAAAACCAATTGGTGGTGCAACTCCAGTTTGTGAACTTAGAAATCCATCAAATACACAAGAACAACTTGGACTTAGAGAAGATGAATATCCTTCTACAATCACACCATCATATGATCCATATGTTAATCCAGTAACGATTGAAACAGAATCTAAGATTGCTTTTAATGTTCAATCTGCAAGAAAAATAAATGTAGAAGGAACAGATTACTTAGAAATTACTGTATTTGATCATCAAATTATTGATTCAAGTCTGAAAGGTAAGTTATTCTATGCTCTTAAAATTACTTCTCCTCAGGGTGGTAGTTTTATTCAAAATGAGACAGCATCAAATGCATCTAACTTTATTGAGTGGACTGGAAACTCTTCTGGTAATGGATATGTTCAATCAGTAGTTGAATACGTTACTGGTCCTGATACAAGTGACTGGTACATGATTCTTAAGGATGTTAATGGAACTATTGAGTATGATCAATATAATTTAACTACATTTGCGCAACAAGGTGGATCAGTAACAACTACTCTTGCAGCAAAACCAGATAGTATTGGTGATCCAGATGGTAAGAGTAAGTCACTAAGAGATGATTATCTTTACGCAATTCCAAGAGCTGGTGTTTATACTGCTGTTCCTGGTGATGTTATTGAAGTATCTATTGAGGGTGGTGGAACCGCTCAATACTTTATTGATTACGTTCAAGATGTTCCAGAAATTGATGATACATTCTACATCTTTGATATTGACGAGTTACAAGAAAGAATTTCTGGTCAGCAAGATGGTATTTACTATCTAACTGCAGTTAGAGGAAATATTTCTCCATTCCCACAAGGTCCTGGTGTTGGTGATAACTTCAAGAACTTTAAGTTCTCTCAGCCAATTTCTCAATTGTATCCTCTAGATTATAAAAACGATCCTCTATGGTTCAAGAGTATTGATAGCACTCTCTTAGATCCTCCTGCAACAATTTCTGCTGCTGATAACTATGTTCATGGTTTAGTTACCGTTAACGATTATAAAAATAGTGAAACTAAAGAATCTACTATTGACCTTCTACAGAATCTTGGTGAAATTGATAACTATGAAGAGGGCGGAAAAGATTTTGCAATTATAACTGCTCAAGATGGTAATGCAACATCTGGATCAGAAGATAGAAAGATTCCTATCTTTGGTAATCAGAATACTCCATCTGCATCAAAACTTTATGTTGAACTTCGCAGACCATCTATTGCTCGTTCTGGTAACCACACGTTTGAATACCTTGGTTTCGGTCCAGGTAATTACTCAACTGGTTTCCCACTACGCCAAGAAGTTATTCTTTCAGATAAGCAAGACTTCTATGCTCAAGCAAAGCGCGAAGATGGCGGTATCGTCTTCTACACGGGTCTAAACTCTAATGGTGACCTCTATATTGGTAACCGTAAGATCAACGCTATTACAGGCGAAGAGACTTTCCTTGAGGCAGCAACATTAGAATCATCTGATGATGATAGTGATGATCTTGGAAGTCTTGTAACTACATTTGAAACTCCTGTAACTTTCCAAGATAAGATTACTGTTGAGGGAGATGCATTCTTCAACAATCCAGTTGAAATCAACGTTGAGTCTGATGAAGGAGAATCTTTAAGAATATACAGTAAAATCTCTAATACTGATGATCCAACTCTATCAAGATCTTCGTTTATTGATCCAAAAAATGGAGATATTGTTCTTACAAAGAACAAAATTGATGCTGCTATTTTTTCATTCAATCCAAGAGGAACTATTTCATTCCCTGGACAAAGGTATACATTTAGAACTCACGCAGTAAATAATATTCCATCTAACTTAACTCCAAATCAAAAACAAACTTTTAATAATAATCAACTTGTTAAATATGGAACAACGACTACACCTACAGCAGGTGATGTTTTATTCAAAGGAGTTGAAGTTAATAAGTCTGGATCTCTTGCTTGGATTTATGCAAATAGTTATGTTGAGATTGATGACGCCAATATTTTAAATTTACAGACTGATGGATCAAATGTTGTTAGGGTTAATTGGAATGTTGGAATTGCTAACATCAATATTGGTGTGGAGCCAGGAGATCTGGTAAAACTTACTGGACTATCTGATACTGCGTTGAACGGTATTTGGGAAGTTCAGGCAGAAGAATATGATGTTGGAAATAACTTTATTGATATAAAAATTCAGAATAACATTTCTCAGAAAACAATAGTCTGGGGAGATCAAATTAATGTTATTTTTGAAGTTTCTGATTCTAACTGGAAAGAAGTTGGAGTAATTGGTTCTGAATCAATTAGAACAGAAACTAATACTATCGGTAATTATAAAGTTGGTATTAATACAGTTGCTAGATCTGCCCATAAGGAAGTATTTAATGCATTTGTTTCTTCTGATACAACTCCAAGAGCAAACTTAGATGTAGTTGGTAATGCATTTATTAGCGGTAAGTCTATTAATTCTTATCTGTCAGAAACTACATCTCTTAAAACAGAAACTAATTTAAATAATGCTTTCTTAGTTGGTGGCGATAGTTCTGATCCAGATGAATTAGCTACATTACGTGTAATGACTGCTAATGGAGGAAGACTTGGTGTTAATACTGCGATAGACGATCAAGTTAATCCTCAGAATACTCTAGACAAGAACTTTGTTGTTGTTGGTGATGCAAGAATTACTGGAGATACCGAATTTTCTTCTGATATTCAGGTTAATGGTGGTGATTTAACAACAACAAACAACACCTTTAATTTTGTTTCGCAAAATGCAAAAACATTAAATTGGGCAAGTCAGGGGCAAATCCTCAACTTGATGAATAATCAGACTGTACCACAGACAATTTCTATTGGTAATGCTACTAATAATCAAACAATTTCTATTGGTGAGTCTGTAACAAAAGGAACATTAAACATCTTTAGAAATTCTGATACAGCAAGAGTTGATCTTGCTACTGTAAGTAATCTTAATAGTTCTGTTTGCGAAATTCTTGTTGGTGGAGCATGGGCAACACAATCTGATACTAATTCTTACACTAAGATTGGAACTTTCTACACAGGTGTTGCTGGAAACCTTGAAATTGGTACTGGATGGGGTGCTGGTACTAGTTCTTCAAGACTTTATACTCAAACCAGAGTTGCCAATCTTTTTGATGGCGACCAAACAAATGAAGTTAATTTTGCGCTGAATGCAACTGATCTTTCTATGGGATCTACTGGTGGTTCTACCACAGTTAGAAATACTTTGAATGTTCTTGCTTCCGCAGTTGTTGAAGGAAATATTAGACTAGATGGCGGACTTAATGCTGGAATAGTTGAAATTGGAAGAGGTAAGTTTGGAAGCACCGCAATTGGACACAACGTCGGTGGACTGCAGAATCCAAATATTGACTTTTATAAGTACGAATCAACGGGTAAATTTATTGATACTGGTGGTGTTTCTGCTTGGGGTTCTAATTCATTCTTATTAGCAGGAGGACAAATTTCTTCTATTGACAATATTATTAATTCTGGTGCTCAGTTTAGACCAGCTGGCACATATCCATTCTTGACTGCTACTTCGGATGGAATTGGAGATGGTGCTACATTTACTGTTACTGTAGCATTTGATGGAACTCTTGAAATTAGTGTAGAGAGTCCAGGTTCTGGATATGTTGAAGATGAAACACTAACAATTACAAATGATCAACTTGGTGGTGGTACTGGTGGTGGAAATTTAACTTTCCAAGTTAATGGAACTAATGATGCTGGACAAGCATATATTCTTCCAATCACAACTCCAAGTGTTAATGATTTCCAGATTGGCGATCTTCTCTTACTAGACAGAGGTAACGCTGACTCTCCAGATGAAGTTGGTGTTGCTCCAAATAATATTACTGGATTGAGAAATGAGGCAGAAAGTGAAATTGTTCGTATCGTAGGTATTGCAAATATTGCCAACCCATCTGATCCACAGGGTTATCGTTTAATCGTAAACAGAGGACAAGAAGGAACTGGAACTTATAGTAATCACCCAGATGGTTGTGTAATTGCTAAGCTAATTAAGCAATCAAATGCTTCTTACATTACTGGTTCTGATGGTGATTTTGATGGAAATATTGATATTCCAGAAGTAGGAATTACTGCGGGCACAAATCCAGCAAGAATTGGTATTGCTGAATTTGGTGGATCACTTTCTACTCTTGACTACCTAAGACTTTCTGGATCTGAATTTGTAAGCATTATAGATCTAATCAGCACTTCTCCGCAGTCTCTTAGCGTAAATGATGGTGGATCTCCAGCAGCAGAGGTCTTTAAAGTTGAATCTACAACTGGAGACACATATATCTTTGGTGATATTTTAGCTGGTTCTGGATTTAACAAGTTTACAGTTGATTCTCAGACTGGTAATACGAATATTAATGGAACTCTAACTACAGAGAATACTTTGACAATTAATGGGTCTACTTTAAAAGAGACTCAATGGTTTAGAATTACTAATGGTGGTCCTGCTGGTGGAGTTCCTCTAAGAACTACTCTAGAAGTAGATACAGCAACTGGAGATCTTACAATCAACGGTGGAAATATCAATATCTATGCTCCTGAACCAGATATTAACGGGGACCTTGTTCCCAGATTGACATTTGATAATTCTTCTGGAGATTTTACGACGTATGGATCTCTATCAGCTCAAGGAAGTGGAGCAAGTACTTTTGGTGGAAGCATCAAGATCTTTAAAGGTGGACTTGATATTACTTATAGGGATTCAACTGCAGATCTGATAGACAGAAGACTTGTAATTAAAGACACTAATGAAAATGAGTTGTTCTCGGTAGAACAAGATGGTGGAATGACAGTTGCTTCTATTCCAAATTATATTTCTAGAACTGGTGGAAGAAAGTGGCTTGCGTCTAGCGAAACGGTAATTAATGCACTACCAAACGTTAACTACTTTGTCAATCCAACTGGAAATACTATTTTTAAACTACCGCAAAATCCATTAATTGGCGATATGATTCGCATTATAGATATTAGTGGATCATTAACATTTAATCTATCACTAGTTGTTAGAGCACCTGACAACGTTAAGGTGCAGGGTGAATTGTCAAATACTGGTTCTGCTGTCTTGGTTGGAGTTCCTCCTTCTGCATATGCTGGATATAATGGTGGTGAACTGATTGTTCAAACTCCAAACGCAGCATTTGGACTTGTTTATGCTGGTGCTGTTGATCCAGATGGTAATTCATCCGATGTTCCATCTGCTCTAACTGGTTGGTATCTAATGGACGTATAAAGATATGTTTTATCAAGGAACAAAATCCATGAAAGGTGCCGTCATCGGCACCATCATGCCATGGTCTGGATCTTTGAGTGAAATACCAGATGGGTGGATAATATGTGATGGTAGTACCAAGCAAGCAAAGGATTATCCTCTTCTTGTGCAGGCTATTGGTGATACTTACAATTTAGATCCAAATACTTCAAATTTAGGTGGTGCGTTTCCAAACTATCAGGGTGATTTTCTTCTTCCAAATCTTAATGGTAATGGTAGACACCTTATGGATATTGAAGAAGAATATTTTGATATTGTTGCGCAAGGTGGAACTGGAAAGGCAATAGATACTGATCCTGATGCTAGAAATATAATAGCACCATATATTGGTGTTAATACAGACTCTGCTGTTCCAACTGTTTTTACTGATGTCAGAACTGATGTTGTTTTTACTCTTAATGACAGACTAGATTACAGCGGAAATATTTCTGGTAATCAAGTTATTGATGGTGTTGGTGAAAAAGTTGTGTATGTTGGTGGAAGAAAACTTGGACACACTCATGTAAGACAACACGTTCATAGCGGAACTTACGAAACAATAAATTCTCTTCCTTCATCAAGACCCAGCAAGGGTGTTATTCCCTGGGATAACTATGAAATTGAATGGACATATGGTGCTTGGAATAATACTCAAGTTACTGAACCTGGAGAAATTGATGACCTCTATTTTGCATATGAAGCAAGGTATAATGGAATTTTGTTAAATAATGACCAATCTTCTGCTAATTTAGGTACAACTGGATTTGGTGGAGGATTGGATGGGAGGACTGTTGCTAGAGTTGGATCCGAAGCTCCTCCTGTTAATTTATATCCTCGTGAAGTTCTGGGCACACCAATAGCAAATCAAAGTGAATTTTATAGGCAAGCAATTGAAAGTGAAGACACTATTGATTATGCTTTGGGTGGAGGAACTTTGACAGTTCCTACTGGAATGCGAAATTATTATCCAGATGCTCTTTCCGAAGGATATTTTGGAACATTTACTAGTAATTCTGCATCTGATTGGTTATCTGATGGTTTTCTTGCTCATGCTCATGACCCATTTGAAGTTGTATATGATCAAGGAAGTTTAAAACCACAATCTAGATTAGTCGCAACAGTTAACATTCCCGTTACTACAAATTTAGATAATGTTAGTAATACTGGCGCGTTGCAAATAGATATGAACACAAGTCAACCGTCTTTAACTTGTGTATACATTATCAGAGCTTATTAAGTAAAAAAATGGCAAATTATACAAGAGAAAAATCTAGATACGGTGGGGTTGTTGGCACGATAGTTGCGCATTCAACTCCTGGATTGGGTAGTGTTAACGATCCTAATAGTGTAAACTTTCGTACAGAACTTCCTGCAGGATATCTAAGGTGTGATGGATCAATTTTAAATGCACGAGATTATATTGCTTTATCTCAAGTTTTAGGAACAGGTGGAGAATCTAGATTTAGAAAAGATAATGCAAATATACAAGAACCAAATCCAGAGACTGGTGAATTAGGACAATTTCAATTACCAGATCTTGGTTCAAAAGTAATCGTTGGAGGAAGAGGAACTGGAATATACAACAATCTCAATATTGATCGTGGAATTGTTGAAACAAATCCAACTACAAGGGTTGGACCTCAAATAGATGTAAGCAGCAATTTTGGCAGTAGAATTACTGCTAACTACATCGGAAATGTAAGAATTGCTGCTAGTGGATCTCTTGATTTTCTTGGCAATCCTAGATACACAATACAAAGATCTACTTCAGAAGAGATTTTAAATATTGACTATTTTCAAGGACATGCACATAACTCGTCACAAAAATATCTAAATTATACTACAAATCACAAAGTTGGTGGAACTGGAGGTAAAGATTATGGTGCTTTAGGAGCAAATAGTGGATCTGGTCATGAATTTGGATTTACTAATAACGCAGGTGGAGAATCTATTCACTCTCATAATATTACTAGACCATTTAATTACGCACATAACTTCAATTATACCTATGGACAACAAGATGTTGATATGAGTGGTGTTTCTGCGTATGTTGATGTTGATGTTTCTGACGAAGAAAAATTAGATCAATTAGTTACTCCGTTTATTTTAGTAGAATACATTATTAAATTTTAAAAATGCCACAATCTCTTTTCCTGATAAATGGTCAATCATTTACGATACCAGAAAAAGTAGCAACTCTCAGCATACAAATGTGGGGTGCTGGTGGCGGAGGAGAAAGTGTTTCTGCTAGTTTTGTAAGAACTGCTGGTGGTAATGGTGGAAACACAGAATTGTTAGGATTGAGAGCAACTGGGGGATCTGGTGGATCTACTCCAGGTGGCGGAGGTGCTGGATCTGGAACAACAACGTTTAATTGGTCTAATATTGGAGTGACAGTTACCAATTATAGTGGATCAAATGGTTCAACTCCTACTGGTGGAAACGGAGCTCTAATAGGAGGAGCTAGATATGGAAATGGAGCTGGAGGAGATCCAGGAACGGTTACCTATAGTTCTAGTGTAAATCATATTTTTAATAATGATAGTAATACACATATTTTTACACAGAGTAGCCCTGATTTGACTGTTTCTTATGATAATCCTAATGCTCCTGATGGACTATCTTGTTCTCCAAGTTACTCTAGTAAGTATTACGGGATAACATTTAATAATTCATTTGTTGATTCTAATTATACCATTACAATTAATTCTATAACTCAACAAGCTGCTGGTGGGGGAACTGCTACTCCATATACTAGTGGTGGAACTTCTGGAAAAGATGCAAGTGGATTTGATATTTGGTTTTGTAATGGAAATTCAAAAAATACTTATGTGCGAGGATTTTCTTTTACTGCTACTGGCATTAAAGCAGGAGCTCAGGGAATGGGCGGAGGTGGTGGCGGTGGAGTATCTGCGTTCTTTACACGCGAAAATTTAATTGCTTCTTCTTCATATGCTCCTGGAACTACTCATACTGCTATAGTCGGATCTGGTGGCAGCGGATATGGAACTGGTGGAAATGGTAGAATTAATATTCAAATGCTTATTGTTCCAACAATTAATTTAAGTGTTAGCAACACAAGTATTAATTTGGGACAATGTGTGACATTAAGTTGGGAAACCACGGGAGATGGTGACACTATAACTTGGTTATCTGGGGGAATAACAAATGGAAATCTCACTAGTAGTCAAACAGTATGCCCAGAAGAAACAACTACATATTCAGTTCAAGCAAGTGGGGATGGTGGAACGTCTGAAATATCTTCTCTTACTGTTATTGTTTATTACGCCGCTACCGCAAACATAACTTCAGCAGAACAAATAAATTATGGTGATACTCTTTATGTTTCTTATGAAACTCAATATGCAGATCAAAGTATAACAATAACTCCATATTATTACTTTGTTGATGGAACAAGTTTAGTTGGAGATGATATATCAATAACTCCAGCTCTCACAGCGGAATCTTTAAAGCCAGATAGCGAAACTATTGTATCTGATACTCAGTTAGAAATACCAGTTCCATGGAACACAGTTGGACCAGAAAGTGTTCAGGTAGTTATTAATGCTATTGGAACGGGTGGTACTGCTACTTCTTCTTCTACAACATCAGTTTATATTGATATTACCCCAGATAATATTAATGTTGATGAAACTCCAGATGCAATTAAAGATCAAGATCCTGTTTATACAATAAATGTTCCTCCTGAAGAAGTTGTTTTGTCTGATTTGTATTATATTGATGGTATAGATATTCCAGTTGAAATTAAGTCTGATTTTCCTGTTGAAGTTGAAATTAATCAGTCTGGTGAATGGAAAAATGTAAGAGAGATATAAAAAATGGCACAGTATAGAAATAGTAGGCAAATAGGGTATACTGCATGGAGTAATGGAGCATGGAGTAGTTTCATGAACTCGTATGCTGCAACTCCACTTAATACAGGTGCTACTTCTGGAATCAGGGGAGTTATATTTAACGGATCAACAAATGTTACTGCTCCGTGGAGTGGAACTTATACTTTTAGAGTTGCAGCAGATGATTTTGGTTCTGCTAATATGGGCGGAAATGGAATTTCTGTTGGTGGATTTACTAGTGGTGGAAATACCACTAGTAGATATTTTAACAAAGGCGATAATATTTCATTAAGTTGGAGTATTGGTAATAGTGGCGGCGCAAATGGAGATGACTTTAATAGTAATCCATGTGCAGTTGCGTGGACGCTTGATGGACCAGATGCACCACCTTTTCCTTCTGTTAGTTTATCTGCAAGTCCAACTACAATTATAAGAGGAGAATCTGTAAGTTTTTCTTGGTCTGGATCTGGTGTTGGATTGTACAGCGCAAGTTTAACTGATGTATCTAATCCAGGATACAGCGGATCTACCACTCTTCTTCCACAAAACACAAAAACTTATACGTATACTGTTTGTGGAGAAAGAGGTTGCTCTAGTGCCAGTAGAACAATTACTGTTTATATACCGCCTGTTATAACTCTTTCTTTTAATAAAACATCTATTATTGCTGGGGAAACAGCTAGACTATCCTGGAACACATCTGGAGATGGGGATGTAATATATTGGACAAAGGGTGATGTTACTAATGGAAATGTTACAAGTTTTTCAGATGTGAGTCCTGGAGATACAACTGAATATTGTGCATATGTTACAGGAAACGGAGGAACGAGTCCTATATCATGTGCGACAATAACTGTTTATCAAATACCAACAATAGATAAATTTAATGTACCACTTGAATTAATATATGGACAACAAGGAATAATTGAATACGAAGCAAAATATGCTAACAATTCTGTAACTATTCAAACAATTTATAATTATAAAAATGGATCTGTAGATAAAGGAACTATATCATATCCAACTTCTGGTAGTGCTGAATTGAGTGGAACAAATACTATTGTAACAAATAGTGTTAATACAGAAATAGAATATGATAATTTTGGACCTAGATCAGTTACATACGTTTTAACGGTGTCTGGAAATGGAGGACAATTAACTATGTCGGAAACTGTCAATATAATTATTGACGAAACTCCTGATAATCTAAATGTAGATGAGACTGGCGATAGAATTAAAGATGAAGATCCTGTTTATACAATAAATGTTCCTCCTGAAGAACTAGTATTATCTGACCTTTATTACATAGATGGTATAGATATCCCAATTGAAATCAAGTCTGATTTCCCCATTCAAGTTGAGATCAACAAATCTGGCGATTGGAAAAACATACGAGAGATGTGATGATGGGGATAAATAGTTCTACTGAAAACGTAAACCGATAGGAATGGCATATACATTTTCCGATACAGCACTTTTTGT